GCCGCCCGGTATTTCGTTTTGCGGTACGATAAGGACCCCCACGCCCTCGCGGCGTTGTTTACCTACGTCCGATCGGTCCAGGACGAAAACCCCGAACTCGCCTCGGCCCTCTCGGCCGCCCTCATGCGGTCGAACGAAATCGAAACGATTACCGAGGCCCGAAAGGTCGCCCAGGCCGAAAAGGTCGCCGACGCCGCACTCGGAACGCTTATCGGCGAGGCCGTCCGCGACGACGTTATCCGGGTCCTTAACGAATTGGCCTTTGTGGTTCACGCGAACGCAAAAGCGCATGGTTTCTGGACCGGCGATCCGCTCGATCGCAACGTCGGCGAAATGATCGCCCTTATACACTCCGAACTCTCCGAGGCCCTGGAGGGACACCGGAAAAACGCGGCCGACGATCACTTGCCCGAATTCGATTCGCTTACCGTCGAACTCGCCGACGCGGTTATCCGTATCCTCGACCTCGCAGCTGGTCGACAACTCAATTTCGCCGAGGCCCTACTATCGAAAATGCGGTTTAACCTGGGCCGCCCCCACAAACACGGAAAGGATTTCTAGTCGTGATTACCCGCGACCTCCGGTATTGCCTTACGACCGTCGCACACCCCGACCACCCCGACCGACTCGCCCACGGCGTACTTGTCTATTTCCAGGACGACCAGGGCAAGCCGATCGACGTCGGAATTATCGAGCAAAGGGACCCGACGTTTTTCTCGATACAGGCCGACTCCCCGACGATCGGGATAACGACCCCGGACCTCGCGCGGATTTTGCATCTTATGATGCACCTGGACGCCGTTATCGCAAACCTGAAACAACGCGCCCGGGACAAACTCGCGACCGACCTCGGCCTCGACCAGTACAGGGACAATTGACCTATGGACTACCGAGCGAAAAACAATTTCCCGGATGAACCGGCCCTATTCGACCAGGACGCCCCGGTCGTCCCCCTGGGCGACCAGGGATCGTCGGCCAAGACACCCCAAGAAAAATTCGACGATTGGATCGCCAAAAACGGAAAGGTCCTCGACCTCTTTATCCGGTTCGCCCGGGAACTCCAAGCGGCCGGGATAAAACGGACCGGCGCGCAATTGATTATTGAGCGTATCCGATGGGAACACGCGACCGCGGTCGATCGTCCCGACGGCGACGTCCTGATCAACAACAACTATACCCCCTACCTCGCGCGCCTCGCGATGCAACGGGCCGCGGACCTGGACGGTTTGTTCGTTACCCGCAAACTCAAAACCGAGCGAAAATCTATTCGCGATTGTACGGAAACGCCGTCGTCCCCCACGTGGCCGAATACATCGGAAAACTCCTGAAGGACACTGAACAATGAACACCCTATGCATATCCTCCATCGTACTTTGGATCAGCATAACCGCCGTGATGGTGGCTGAGGATGTGGGTGATACGCGGAAGCTACCCGTCAAGTCGCTTCCGGTAGAGGGCGAGGCGGTTGCGGGCCGCGAACCTGCGCCGCCGCGCTCGCCCTCGAATCCTGTCACAAGGCGCATAGGGGCTGTAGATAGAGCCCGAGGCATGTTGGCCCTGTTCAATGCGATACGAACGAGCGGCCGGGCGGGTATACGGCGGCCAATGGCCCGACACGATAACTGGACGTGGTTAAACGACAATTTCGAGAATATGATTTTGCACAAGCAAACCAAGGGATTAATTTTCCGGGTCGTTAAGGAACTCCAAGAGGCCGCGGGCAAATGAGCAAAACAAAAATAGAATGGACCGACTCGACCTGGAATCCGGTTATCGGTTGTCGCATGGTTTCGGCCGGTTGCGCCCATTGTTACGCCCTGTCGATGGCGCGCCGAATCGCCGGTATGACCAATCGACAACCGGACCTTGCCAAACAGTACGCGTCGACCCTGGACGACTCGGGGAACTGGAACGGTAAGGCCGTCACGATTGCCGATCGCCTGGTCGAACCGTTGTCCTGGAGAAAATCGCGCCTCTGTTTTGTGTGTTCAATGTCCGACCTTTTCCTCCAGGCCGTACCGAACAAGTTTCGAGCGGCCGTATACGGGATTATGGCGATCGCCGATCGGCACGTTTACCAGGTCCTGACAAAACGGCCCTGGTCGATCGCCCCGTTTTACCGATGGGCGTCGAGCACCCGCCGAAATCAGTCTAAGCGATTCGACGGTCTACCTCGGCCCCTGGCGACCTGTCTTACATACGCCCAGCGACTCGCCGGGATCACGATAAAGGCCCAGGACCTCGACGGCCTTACCTGGCCCCTGTCGAACCTCTGGATTGGAACGACGGTCGAAAACCAGGCCGCCGCGAATACCCGTATCGAGGGCCTCTTGTCGATCGAGGCCGCCGTCCGGTTTCTCTCGATCGAACCGTTACTCGGCCCGATCGACTTCGGCGTCGTTCGTCGAGGTATGAATTGCAGCGACGGCAAGCGTCGAAACTACAAACTCGAAACGATATCCCCAGGGCGGCCGCTTATCGGTATCGACTGGATTATCGTCGGCGGCGAATCGGGACCCCAGGCCCGGCCAATGTCGGCGGCCTGGGCGAGGTCGGTTCGCGACCAGGTCGCCCGGTCGACCCCGAGGCCCGCTTTACTGTTTAAGCAATGGGGGAAATGGTTACCCCTCGACCAGACACAACCCCAGGGCGTCGCCAAGGGCCGCCGGATCGTCGAGGTCGACGGCGAACGGTTCGTCGCCGTCCCCAAGACCGAGGCCGGGCGATACCTGGACGGCCGAACGTATAACGAATATCCCCGGCCGCCGAAATGACCAAACGAACGAAACCTCCAGGGCCGCTCTTTACCGGCGACCTGGACGCCCGCAAGGCAACGAAATACGATCGGCGTTACGTCGGCCGCCCTCCAGGGCGGGTCGACCTATACGGCCGCTTTTGTCGCGTCCTGAATACCTGGCGAGGCAACGGCGGCCCTCGTAACGTACTGGTCGAATTCGAGGACGGCGAAAAGGTCGTCGTCCCGATCCGAACGATCCGGGTCGTTAAGGATGCGGGCGTATGAAAGCAAAAGACAAGACAGAACGGATATCGGCGGCCGACCTCATAGCAAAGCACCTACAGCGGCCCTTACAAACCTCCAAGGCGTACCGGGCCGACCTCTTGGCCCTTACCCGTTTTATACTGGACCCCGATAAGGATACCGTCGTCGACCTGGCCTCGATCGAGGCCGTCGTCGCCGATATCCTTAAACAGGAACGCGGCCTCGCACAACTAACCCTCGATCGGTACGCCGACCAAATGCGAACCGATGGCGTACCGCTGAACACGTTACGACGCCGGATCGCCTCGACGTTGTCCCTCTTGAATCTCGCCCACAAGTACGACGTAATTACCTGGGCGATCGCGGTACGGTTACCGGCGGCCGCCCCGGTCAAGAACACGCAAGGCCCAGGCCGAAAGGTTATCGAGCAAATGTTCGACGTATGCCGATCGAGGGAAGATCGGAAAGGGATTCGGGATCGCGCCCTCTTGTCGTTGTTGTACTATCACGCATTGCGCCGGGCCGAGGTCGTATCGCTGGACCTGGCAAACGTCGACCTCGACAAGGCCCAAGCGATCGGGATAAAGGCAAAGGGACAAATCGACCGGGTCGTCCTGGGCCTATGCGATACGGCGGCCGAGGACCTGGCCCTTTGGATCGTCGAGCGCGGGACCTGGCCGGGTCCCCTCTTTACGTCTTGCAATCCCCGACGAAACGAACGCGACCCCCTTACACCCCGAGGCGTATACGACGTCGTTAAGGAACTCGGCGAACGGGTCGGCGCAAAGGTACGACCGCATGGGATAAGACATACGGCGACGTCCGAAATCCTACGATTGACCAATGGTAATATCATAATCGCCCAGGCCCTCACCCGGCATACGAACCCCGCGACGCTGGTCGTATACAACGACGCAAACCAAAACCAGCACAAGCGGGCGTCGCTAATCCTGGACGTCGGACAACCGGTTTTCTCACCGTTCGGCGTCGTAACCGATAACCTCTGTTAACTCCGACCGATTCGATATGGACCCGACAGCACGAAACGAGCGCAACAATAGACGCAATATATTTTTAGGTACTGCCCGGTCGTTTTCCGCTGGACACCCACGGGGAATAAGCCGCGAGCGTTTAGAGACTTTCTTTTTTGGCAAACAAACGAACCTCGAAAACTAAACCGAAAAAGGCCGCCAAGAAAAAGGCCGCCAAGAAAAAACCGGCGACGGCCAAGGCGAAAAAAACGCCGAAACCGAAAGCGGCATACTCGCCGTGGGGAACCTCGGTAAAGACGCCCAGGGCGTCGACCCGCAAGACCGCGTCGACCCGCAAGACCGCGCCGACCCGCAAGGCCGAGAGGACGTCGACCCGCAAAGCCGAGAGGAAACCGACCCGCAAGACGACCAAGAAAAAAGCGACGTCGAGATATGAAAAGATAAAGGCCGCCGCCTCGCGCCGGGCGGCCGAGGCGTCGGCGACCGGCCGAGAGATTGGCGACTTGCCCCCGGTATTACACCCCGGCATAAAGGCCCGGGCGGCCCGCGACTTTCGGTACTTCTGCGAAAAGTATTTCACCAATCGGTTTTCGATTCCCTGGTCGCCCGATCATCTAAAGGTTATCGCCTCGATCGAGGAAACGGTCTTACGCGGCGGCCTGTTTGCAATGGCAATGCCCCGAGGATCGGGCAAGACGGCCCTGGTCGAGGTCGCCGTCCTTTGGGCCGCCCTCTACGGACACCATAGATATATCGCGGCGGTCGGCGCGACGGCCGCCCACGCGGCCGAAATCCTGGAGGCCCTCCGAATCGAGATCGAAACAAACGATCGCCTCGGCGAGGATTTCCCCGAGGTATGTTTCCCGATCCGCAAACTGGAGAGGATTAACCAGCGTTTGAAAGGTCAGACATACCAGGGCGCGTCGACGTACATTACCTGGAAAACCGACCTCGCGATCCTGCCGACGATCGACGGGTCGCCCGCGTCCGGTTGTCGAATCCAGGTCGCCGGACTCCTGGGCCGTATCCGCGGTATGTCTCACATAAGGCCGGGCGGCCAAATGGAGCGGCCGTCGCTGGCGATCATCGACGACCCGCAAACCGACGACTCGGCAAACTCGGTCGCACAATCGGCCAAGCGCGAACGGGTCCTCGCTGGCGCGGTCCTGGGCCTGGCCGGTCCCGGAAAGAAGATCGCCGCGATTATGCCTTGTACGGTTATCCGCGCCGACGATATGGCCGACGCGATCCTCGATCGGGAACGGCACGCCGAATGGAACGGCGTTCGTACCAAGATGGTTTACAAATGGCCGACGGCCTCGAAACTCTGGTCGCAATACGGCGAACTGCGCCGAGAGGGATTACGAGAGGGCGACGGCGGCCGGGCCGCGACCGAGTTTTATCGGGAACGTCGCGAGATAATGGACGACGGCGCGGTCGTCGGTTGGAAACACCGATACAACCCCGACGAACTCTCGGCGATCCAACACGCCGTAAACTTGCGACTCCGCGACGAGGCGGCCTTTTTCGCTGAATTCCAAAACGAACCGATCGACCTTACCGACGACGCCGAATTCCTGGACGCCCCGGCGATCGCCGACAAGGTTAACAACCTGGGCCGCGGCGTCGTCCCGATCACTTGCCACCGGCTAACGGCGTTCGTCGACGTCCACGCAAATATTCTTTATTACGTCGTCGTCGCTTGGGAAGAAAATTTTACGGGACACGTTATCGACTATGGGACTTGGCCCGAACAAACCGTCGCGTACTTCACACAACGACAGGCGAAAGCGACCTTACGTCGGAAGTATCGAAAGGCCGGGAAAGAGGGCGCGATTTACGCGGGCCTGGTCGACCTGGCCGACACGATCGCCGCCAAGACGTACAAGCGGTCGGACGGCGTCGAGGTCCCGGTCGTCCTTACCCTGGTCGACGCGGCCTGGTCGCCCGACGTCGTTTTCCGATTTACTCGACAATATCGAGGCGCGCCGGTCCTGGCCGCCCGCGGCCTATTCGTCGGCGCGTCGTCGCAACCTTGGGACGAACGCAAAAGCAAAAAGGGCGAGCGGCCGGGCGACCATTGGAGAACCCGACCGGTCGAGGGACACGCCGTCCAAATGGCCCAGGTCGATACAAACTTTTGGAAATCGTTTACACAAACCAGAATCGCGACACCGATCGGCGATCCGGGCGCGTTGTCGTTCTATGGAGAGGACCCGAAAAAACATCGAATGATTGCCGACCATGCGACGGCCGAGTATCGTGTTACGGTCGAGGGCCGAGGCCGGGTCGTCGACGAATGGAAAGGCCGCCCAGGGCGCGACAATCACTTGGGCGATTGCCTGGTCGGCGCAACCGTTGCGGCGTCGATGGCGGGTATCCAATTACAAGCACCCCAGGACCCGACGGCCAAAACCAAACCAGCGAAAAAGAAAACCAGGAAACGTCGTTCCCGCGGGCACGTTTCCAAACTCTAAAGGACCCGACGACATGGCAAAGGAACGGAAACCCAAACGAGCGACCAAGCGGAAACCCAAACGAGCGTCGACCAGGTCGACCAAACCCCCGCCGACCGAGGCCGCCGCCGTCGCGACGCCGACCGAGGCCGCCGATACGCCGACGATCCGAACCGAGGCGATCCGTTGTCCTCGATGCGGGTCGCCCAGGCGCAAGCGATACCACCGGACCGACCGTCGGCCGTTTACCGGCCGGTCGCCGATAACCCGGGCGATATGCTCCGCGATAATTCGACGATGGACCCATTGTTCGGATTGCGGCCAAGTGCGGATCGAGAAAACTTACGGCGTCGCCGTCCAGGGCGAGGGCGAGGACGCCGTCGCCCAGGCCGTCGAGGCCCAGGCCGCCGAGGACCTGGCCGTCCTGGAGAGGTCCAGGAACACGGCGACGGCCGCCGGGAACGACCTAGCCGCCGTCGATCGTAGGATCGCCGAGGACGAATCGGCCGAAAGCGACGACTCCAAGGCCGTTTAAGGACCGATCGGCCGCCTGGGCGACCCCTGGGCGGCCTGTTCGGCCCGGAAAATAGATTCTACAACGTACAATAAATCGAAAATCGGCCCTTGTGTCCCGGCCGTCGGCGGCCGTATGTTTCCCCGTATGACAGATACGCACGCAGACGACGCCGTCGACGCCGCGAAGGAAACCGAACTCCAAGCGGGCGCGATAGCATCGACAACCGTCGACGGTCAATCCGTTACTCTACGGGACCCGTCGAAAGTATTGTCGGCCGCCCAGCGACGGGCGAATCGACAGAACGGGCGTAACCCCTCAACAGCGCGAATCGACCTCTCGGGATTCTAACAATGGGCAAAGCGGCCAATCGACGAAAACGCCGACTCGACCAGGACCGAGGACAAGACAGCTCGGGCGCGACGACGGCGGCGACGGCCCCAAAAGCGACCCGGTCGAAAACCAGGAAATCGACCAGGTCGCCGGGCCGTCGGTCGACTCGATCGAGCGGCCTCGGGATTAACAACCGACGCCGGATCGTCCCGGCCAATTCGACCGCGTTCGGATACGACGCGATACGGGACAAGAAACGACGACGGCCGCCCCAAACGTCGACCAGGTCCGAGGACGAAACGCTCGGCGCGGCCAATCGTAAAAAACTGGTCGCGACGACCAGGGACCTACGGCGTAACTTTTCGATCGCCGCTTGGGCGATCCGAAAACACCTGGATTATTGTTCCCGGTTTACGTTCCAATCGAGAACCGGAAACGACGCCCTCGACCAGAAAATCGAAAGGTTAATAGCCTGGTATTCTCGCAAGGAAAATTGCGACGTCGCCGGGCGACACCCCTTGCCCCGTTTCCTCCGACTTGCCGAACAAGCGCGGACCCTCGACGGCGACGTTTTCCTTATGAAACTTTCGAGCGGCCGTTTGCAAGCGATCGAGGGCGACCGGGTCCGGTTCCCCGACCACAAGGCCCCGGCCGGTATGAAGCGCGACGCATGGACGCACGGCGTAAAAACCTCGGCCGCGGGTCGACCTCGAAAATACTCGATATGCAAAAGGAAACCGGGCGGCGGCGGGTACGAATTCGAGCGGGCGATTCCCGCAAAGCATATTATCACCCACGGGTATTTCGATCGGTTCGACCAGGTCCGCGGAATTTCGCCGATGGCCGCGGCGATTAACTGTTACCAGGACATATACGAGGCCGCGACGTATGCTCTTGCAAAGGCAAAGGTCGCCCAGTTGTTCGGCCTGGTAATTTCCCGCGATGCGCCCGAGGCCCTCGCGCCGATAACCCAGGTTACGTCGAACGACGCCGAGGGCGAGGACAACGAACCCGACGTCGTAAACGAGAAATACGATATCGACTTTGGATCGGGACCGGCAAAATTGGAACTCGAACCGGGCGACGACGCGAAGATCATCGGCGAGAATACACCGTCCCCGGCGTTCGCCGAATTTTGCCAAGCAATGATCGCCGTCGCGCTTAAGGCCCTCGATATCCCTTACAGTTTTTACGACGCGTCGTCGGCCAATTACTACGCGGGCCGCGGCGACCTTATACAATACCTTTTCTCTTGTGAAACCAAGCGGGCCGACAACGTCGAAACGCTTAACGCGATTACGAAATGGCGACTCGGACTCTTTATCCTCGACGGCGAGATTACCGAGGCCGAGGCCGAGGTCCTGGACCTCGAATCCGAGAAATGGGATTGGATACCGGCGGGCGTCCCTTGGTGGAACCCCCTCCAAGAGGTAAAGGCCGACGTCCTGGCGATCGAAAACGGACTCTCGACCCGGACGAAGATTCTACGCGCCCAGGGCCTCGACTTCCGAGAGGTCGCCGACGAACTCGACAGCGAGGAACAATACCTCGCGAAACTCTTGGCCGCCCGACAACCGACACCGACACCCCCGACCGGCGACGACCAGGTCGACGACTCGAAAGGCGCGAGCGATGGCGAAAGCTAAATCCAAAGCGAACAAACAAACGACACCCGACCTGAACGACCGTCGCCGGTCGTTTGTGTCGTCCCCGGCGTTCGGGTATGCAAACCAGGGCGTTGACACCGACGCGGGCGTTATCCGCGGCGTCGCCGTATGCACCGCGGGCGAGGCAAAGGGACACGGCGTCCACCTGGACAACGAATTTATTTCCGAGGTCGTGAAACATGGAAAAAAAGCAAAGCAAGGAATCAAAACCAGATTCGGGCATCCCTCAATGTCCGGTAACGCCCTCGGCACGTTCGTTGGACGAGCGAAAAACTTTCGACTTGACCGAGGCGGCGCAAAGGGCGGCGGCCCTGTTGCGCGGGCCGACCTCCACGTCGACCCCATAGCGAACCAATCCCCCGAGGGCGAACTTGCCGATTACGTCGTCGGCCTCGCCGATTCCGACCCTATGGCGTTCGGTATGTCGATCGTGTTTCGACCTGGGCAAACATACAAGCGAGACTCGAAAGGCCGCAAGGTTAACAAGCCGACCGGCGATCCGAATACCGGCGGATACCGCAAGGCCCGCGACAAATGGGCCGACACGCCCGGGCCGTTGTACGCGTCCTGCGAACAACTCCACGCGTCGGACCTGGTCGACGACCCGGCCGCCAATCCCGACGGCCTGTTTTCGGCGTTCGCGACGAAAACGACGATCGCCGGGACGGTTTCCGAATTCCTGGACAAGCATCCCGAGATAATGGCCGCCGTCGCCGAGGACCCCTCGGTTATCGACGGTTTTGTCGAACGATACCGCGCCTACGTCGAACGGCGACTACAAACAACGAAAGGACCGCGAACAATGGCGAAACAAGACAACGACCAGGCCCTCGACGACGACCAGGGCAACGACCAGACAACCGAGGACGACCAGGCCCAGGGCGACGACCAGGCCGGGCAAGACGACGCCCAGGGCGACGACCAGGCCCAGGGCGACGACCAGGCCGGGCAAGACGACGCCCAGGGCGACGACCAGGCCCAGGGATCGGCC